CTAGTTATCATTTTTATATAAACTATCGAACACAGTATTGATTTTTTCTTTATCCTGATCTTCAAGCTCTCGAACAATATGAAGATAAGTAGACATTGTAGTTTCTAAACTGCTATGTCCTAAACGTTTCGATACGCTAAGTATATTTACTCCTTGATAAAGTAAAATAGATGCATGTGTATGCCTTAGTCCATGCAAAGTAAATTGCTTTTCAATCCCTAATTCTTTTAATTTTTTGCGCAAATATTTGCTGACGGCGTTTGATGAAACTAATCCATTTTTTAAGTTGAAAAAAACAAAATTATGAGGGTTTTTAACTTCAAAATTCTCGAATAATTCTTTTTGATTGATTTTAAACTTTTTTAAGAGATCAATCGTATGTTTATCAATTGAAATTTTCCGATTTGAAGTCTCGTTTTTTGTTTTTCCCCATTCATTTAATTTATAATTCCATGTTTTATTAATAGTGATGATTTGATCTTCGAAATCGATATCTTCCCATGTTAATCCTAGAAGTTCAGCAAATCGCATTCCAGTAGCACCAGCAACTAACACAAGCATAGGAGAAGAGTACTGTGCAGAAAGGTTTTCTTCTACGAGTTTCATTAAAGATTTAAATTGATCATAATCTAAATATTTATCTTCTTTTGGCTTCAATGAATCTTTTCCTTTAATTACTGCTTTTCTAGTTGGATCAAACGGAATTAATCCTTCTTCTACGGCATCTTTCAACGATGCTCTAATATGGTTATTAAACTTAATAACGGTGGATTTTACATGGTCTTTCGCATACTTATTTAAAAAGCGTTGATATCCAACTCTATCTAAATCAGAAATCAATACCGCTGGCATATATTTCTTTATGTTCATTAACGTATCTTCGTATTTTCTATAAGTGATAGGAGATACTGTTCCTTCTTTATAAAGTTGCATCCAATCCTCAAAGTAATCTGATAATAATAGATTTTTGCGATCCCCTTTAAGGCCTTTGTTCAAGTTATATTCTAATTCGTTGGCGGCATCTTTTGCTTCGCCTTTTGTCTTAAATCCTGATTTTCTTATCTTCGTGTATTTTCCGTCATCTTTTTTGTATGAAATTTCGTATTGCCAACTATTTCCACGTTTGACTAATCTTGCCATAATTGAATCAGCTCTCTTTCTCTGATACAATAGGAACTATAAAGAAGCCTACTGTATAGGTTTGTTTTTTCATAGAACACGCTTGCTTTGGACGGTGGGCGTGTTTTTATATCAATTAGTTATGAAGAGCAATTGAAACTGTCTCTGTTCCAAAGTAACCTGTTTGTGCTTGCAATACATTATTTTGTGCATTTGCTTGGGCTTCAGAGATATCAAAAACTATTTTACCAGTTTGTTGCATATCAGGATTTAAGCTTTCCATAAAGAAAGAGTTAGTGATATTACCATTTTCATCTTGATTTGCCGACATAGATGCAGCCGAATCAGCTTCGAAAGTTTTTCCATCTGCTTTTAATTTGAAGAATGAGCTATCAACAGTCACAGCCTTATCACCTGCATTTTTTACAGATAAGTCAACTACTAAGAAAGTGTCTTTTGCGTTAGTAGGAAGTACAGATGGGCCAACTTGTTTTACTACTTCAACGGAGTTTACTTTGTATTCCATTTTCCCTACAGCAACGTCATCACCGATTTTATAAGTCTTTTCTTCTTTTGCTGTAGTTTCTTTTGTAGTTTCTTTATTAGTACTTGTTGATGTTGCAGTAGCTGAATCTTTGTTTTCTCCGCCACTTAGAGCACCACCAATACCAAAAAACAAAAGTAATATTAATACCCAAAACCACACTTTTTTGTAAAAAGGTTTACTAACTTTATACATTTTCCCATCTTGACCCATAACTTTTTTTGCCATTTAAATATTCCTCATTTCTTGTTATAATATATTTGTGATCTCAGAAATGAGGTATGAGTCCGTGTTGCAGCACGGGCTTTTTTTACTGTGCATAAGAGTATTTTTTCTTGAAATAAGACTGGCAAACATTAAAACATTCTGTTCTTAACTTATTATTGATAGAATAGAACTCCATGAAATTTTCTAATTTGAACTGAGATTCATCAGTCAGTTCGTTCTCAATAAAGATATTTAGTAAAATCATAATTGCGATTCTATCAGCTTCAGTTTCGAATTTTGAATGAAAAGTTGTAGAGTTATCGTACAGTACTGAATATTCAAAATGTGAAGCAATGAAATGACCGAGCTCGTGGGCTAAATGAAAAGCTTCAGAACTGTCTTCGTGTAGTTTTTCATTCAGAAATACTATTCTTGGTTTTGGATAATAAAAACCTGGTTCTTCCATTTCCATATAGATTAACTTTAAATTATACTCACTCAGCATTTCTTTCAACTTTAAATACATACAACCCATCACTCCAACTATTCATTTTCCTCTAAAGCTTTAGCAATTGCAATCGCTTTACGCATTGTCTCCTTAGATATTTCTTTTCCATCAAAAGAAAAAACAGTATCGTCTTCTGATAAATCCACATGTTTAGGGGTTTCTTTTTTATCTCTTCCTAGAAGATAGTCTATAGAAACACCAAAATAATCTGATACTTTTGCCAAACCTTCGGAGTTAGGTGATACTGATTTCCATTTACTGAAATATCCATTTGAATATCCCAATCTTTTTTCTAATTCCCTTACGGATATTCCGTTTTGCTTTGTTAATTCTTTTATTTTTTCGTATGGATTCATTGATATGTCAACCTTTCTAGACTGACAAGAAAAAATATAGAATAAAACTCTATTTATCTGTTGACAAATTAGAGTTAAACCTCTATACTTGTTCTTGTAAACAAATTTAACAACTAAAAAGACAACAAAAAACACTTTTGATTATTAAACGCCAACCGCCAAAAAAGCTTTTAAAATCAATGTTTATATGTCTTATTTAACTATGTACAAAGTATAGAATAAAACTCTATGCTTTGTCAATTGAATTTAGAAAAAAGTTGTTAAATTTGTTTACGAATATAAAAGAAAGGAATGAAAAAATGAACACACCGCAAATTTTTAATTTCGAACAAAACGAAGTTCGGACGTTTCTAGAAAATGACATTCCGTATTTCGTAGCAAATGATGTCGCTAAAACATTAGGATACAAAAACCCGAGCGATGCTACTAATAAACATTGTAAAAAAGCCGTAAAAACATGGGGTAGCGATTCGCTAGGTCGTCGCCAATCTTTCAAAGTTATTCCAGAATCAGATGTTTACCGCTTGATTATCAAATCGAACTTACCAAGCGCTGAAAAATTTGAGGCTTGGGTAATGGAAGAAGTCCTTCCAACAATCAGAAAAACAGGTAGCTATTCAAACGTACCTCAAAGTTTTGCACAAGCATTGCGTTTAGCAGCAGATTTAGAAGAAAAGAACCAATTACTCGAACAACAAATTGCCGAGTACGAACCAAAGATTAGCTACTTAGATACGATTCTTTCATCGACAGATACGGTAGCGACTTCTCAAATTGCAGCTGATTACGGAATGTCGGCAATTGCTCTAAACAAATTGCTTAACGAGTTAGGTGTTCAACATAAAGTTAGCGGACAATGGATACTTTACCGAAAACATATGAACCAAGGATACACAAAATCGCACACAAGTGAGATTCCGAAAGCCGATGGCGGCACTAAAGTTGTAATGAATACCAAATGGACACAGAAAGGGCGAGTGTTTATTTACAACTTATTAATCGCAGAGGGCTATTACCCTCAAATGGATTTAGAATAAATTGGTTAGAAAGGAGTTTTAGTATGACTGATATTGCAGAAATCACTCAACGAGATAGAGAAAAAATCAAAGCATATGTCGAAAGTTCGAAGTTCTTAACTTACACCATGCTTGCTGAAAGATTTGGAATTAGTAAAAGCTACTTATCTTTAATTTTAAACGGTAAAAAGACTTCTGCAGAAGCAAACAGAATTATAGATTCGATTATCACTATGTACGAATTGTAAAGGGAGGAACAGCAAATGCAATATCTAGAAGCGAAAATCCCAATTCCAGAAGGCTATGTAATTATCTCCCAAGTGGATTATGAGGAGTTGAAAAAAGCTGATGATACTGGTAGATGGATGACGTTGCCAGAAGTACTAGAACGGATTAACAGAAAATATGATTGGTTTACTTCTAGAGTTTTAAAGAACCCAAGATATAGAAATATTATCGATATCGAAAAAAACAAAAATGGATTTGTCTATTATCCAGTTGAAGGAAGAGACACATATCTATTTTTAAGAAGTAAAACACTTGAATTTTTAGAAACAAATTTTTCGGAAATCTTAAGGAGGTAAGCGGATGGGAAAATTTAATAGAGCATTAGTGTTCAGCGCACCCCTAATCATCTACGCTTTAGGACTTTGGGGAAGCAGACAAGCATTAATCGGCACGATCGTTTACATGGTTTGGATTTTTATGGGGCTTGATGAAGCTGAGTACAGAGCAAAAAAAGCCAGTCGGGAGGGACTGACTAGATGAGAAACAAAAAAATATCTCTAACGCTATTAACTATCATCACGATTGTCGTATCGCAACTATTCTTTTTAACTATATTAAACGACATATCGATGTCGGACCGATTGTTGGTTCAATCAGCTTTATTTCTGACCTTTGAAAAAATGGGTAATTACGAAAGATAGAATTTGAGAAATTGTTTCTTGGGCAAATAACGATGTTACCCAAATTACAAGACTAAAAATTCTTCCTGGAAAAGTTGATAGATTAATGCCGAACCAACTAAGTATTTCGCTGGGTAAGAGAAAAAATTTCTTAAGAGCAATCAACGGATTTAAAAACCAGAATTTTCGATAATGAATTTCGTTGTTTTTGTCAAAAATTTGAGAAGCGATAATTCTAAAATTTTCTTCAAGAATATCATCTGATTGATTCAAGGAAAGCGTTACAAGGCTATAAGGCAGAACTTTGTTAATTCTGGGCATTTCCTTAACCATTATTTCTCTAATAGGCGTCACATTATTTTGAAAGTAAGGATCAGATTTATAGCTACCACTATGGTCATTTAATCGTTTGAGGTCATTTATCACTTTCTCAATTGTAGTAAGTAAATAGTTAATCGTTGTTATTTCAGACACTGCATTAACAATTTGCTTAATATAAATTATTGCATAAACAACTAGAAGCACATACAAAATGTAGTTCATTGAAAACACCACCATTTTTTTACCTAAATTATACCAAAAGGAGAGAAGAAAAAATGCAAGAATTAGTAATTTTGAAAAATAAAGAAGCTGTGACTACGAGCTTACAAGTGGCAGAAAGCTTTGAGAAAAAACATCAACATGTTTTAAGAGATATTGATGCACTAAAAAAAGATGTGTCCAATTTTGGACAGATGTTTGTAGAAGGTAATGAACCAGATTCATACGGCAGAAATCGACGAGTTTTTTTCATTAGTAGAGATGGTTTTTTCTTGTTGGCTATGGGTTTTACAGGAAAGAAAGCTATTTACTTCAAACAAAAATACATTGAAGCATTCAACGAAATGGAAGATGTTATTCGCAAGAATACTGTTCCTCAAACAATTGAAGACATGATGATCTACCAACTAGAAGAAATGAAAGATGTTAAAAAAGATGTTTCCATGCTTAAAAATACTATGCGAATTAGCGGACAACAAGAGTTTGAAATTAAGCAAAAAGGAAATATGAAAGTTATGGAAGTTCTAGGGGGAAAAGAAAGCCGAGCTTATGAAGAAATCAGCAAAAAAGTATTCTCAAAATTTTGGTCTGAATTTAAACGTACCTTTTCAATCCCAAGATATGGCGAGTTACCTCGTAAGAGATTCGATGATGCTGTTTCATTTATTGAAATGTGGTTGCCAGAAACTGCGATCCGTATGGAAATTGATCAACTGAACAGACAACAGAGACTTTTTGGTGATGACAATGAATAGAGCTGAAGCGCTAAGAATAGGGACGGCAATTGCTAATTGCTGGTGGAAATACTATAAACCAATCATCCTAAGCCAACAACATATTGACAAGCAAAAAGCATGGCAACAAATAAAAAAGTGACTCCGCCGGCAAGCAAAGAGTCACAAAGAAAACACATCATAAGGAGATTTTAGCATATGGAAAAAGAACTTTCCACTCTAGATCAATATTTGATTGATCCTGATTGGGGCAAGCCGAAAATTGAGGAAACAAGTGGTCGAAAAATCAGACGAAATCTTTTGACGAATGAAGAACTAGCTTGGGATCAAGATGATTTAGGCAACCATGTAACTATTTGGGATCATGTTTATCTTATCCATCTATCGAAGCATTCGAATAAACCTGAATATATTTACGTCATCGAAGATGGCTTGATTGATGCGCTAGAAGAGTACGACAGAGATAACTTGATTGATATCTCTTATTACGGACCAGGTAAGAAATACATTGCTGAAATGGAGGCAGAATTTGATGAGTGAAATCAAAGGGACAACGAACTTTGAAAAACTTTTTAGTCGTAAGTTAAATAAAATTCTCAAGAAAAAAGGAAATTTTGATTATTTATCTTGGGCTCACGCGTGGGAGATTATGAAAAAGAATGATCCACAGGCAACGGTAACTATTAATGAGTACAAACACTACAGGGTTGTTTCTGGAACTCATCAAGACTTTCTTGTTGAGGAATATAAACCTTTTCTTATGGATGAAACTGGGACTTATGTATCTGTCTCAGTAACGGTTAAAGGACACACGGAAACCGAATTATTTCCTGTTTTAGATTATCGAAACCAACCAGTTGTTAAACCAAATGCAATGCAAATCAATAACTCATTGAAGCGATGCTTTGTGAAAGCATTGGCTCTACACGGACTGGGATTATATGTATTTCAAGGGGAAGATATTCCAACACCACCTAGAATCGATACAAAGAAATTAAACATGCTAGAGACGATTCTAGAAGCTTTCAATGAGCAGATGGGTAAAGATATGACCAAAACCTTAATCGAATATGTTAATGAGCAGACAGATAAATTAGGGCTCTTAGCTGATAACGTTGAAACTATTGAACAGTTAAGCTATGAGCAATGTGCCTTGATGGAGCGAGCAATAGCAGCTAAGAGAAAAGAATTAGATAAGAAGTGATATGAGTGTTTAAACCATTAATCGATTCATATTCAGCGGTTCTGAAAAAGTTCAAAGGAAAAGACATAAGCGCAACCATCAATGAGGAAGTGAACATTGATCGACTAAAGACGATGTATGACGGCTACGATGGTGATCGAGTCATTGAAATTCGTTTTATTGATCCTAGACGTTTCACCGTACAGCAACGAAACTTCATCTATGCGCTGATAGGCGATATTTTTATCGATACAGGCATGCCAACGGACTTCTGGAAGGAATTCTTCTACTTCCGTTTTGAAGGTGTCACAGGGCGCAAAATAAGCCTCAAAGATGAATCGAATACGACTGTGAGTGATGCTAATGTCTTAGCAAATATCATCTTAGATTTCATCTTTGAACATCATATTCCTTTCAAAGAAGGCTATGAGATTTTACCAGCGAATCAAGAATATTACTTCTACAAATGCATTACAAAAAGAGTTTGTTGCATCTGTGGCAAAACAGGAGCTGACATCGATCACTTTGACAAAGCGCTAGGAAGACGAAAGCGAAAAGAAGTTGATCATTCAGAGTACACATTTGCAGCACTCTGCAGAATCCATCACACGGAGAAGCACAAAATAGGTGTGATCAATTTTAAAAATAAATATCAAATCAAAGGAATCAAGTTAAGTCATGAAACGATTAAAAAGTTAAGGATAGGAGGATAAATTTGGCTGAGATAAGTTGGATCAAACTTAAAACTACTATGTTTGACGATGAAAAAATACGGTTAATCCAAGCTGTTCCTGAGTCGGATGCCATCATCGTTATATGGATTCGATTACTAGTTTTAGCAGGAAAGACTAACGACGATGGTCTGATATATATCCAGAGGAACATGCCTTATACCGAAGAAATGCTTGCTACATTGTTTGGCAAAAACGTAAATACGGTTCGCTTAGCGCTAACTACATTGGCAAATTTCAACATGATTGATCTAAGCAGTGATGGACTAATTGCCATCAGTAATTGGGAAAAACATCAAAATATCGAGGGTATGGATAAAGTAAGGCTAAAAAATGCTGAAAGAAACCGTAAATACAGGGAAAGAAAGAGACAGGAACGTCTCAAATTGGAAAATGACGTTAGCGTGACGTCACGTGACGGTACAGATAAAGATATAGAAGAAGATAAAGATATAGATAAAGAAGAAAAGAAAGGTAAGTATTCTGACGAACACTTACGCCTTGCTAAAAAAATGCAAAGGAATTTAACTGAAGATTTTCCAAAAGAAATGAACAAAGTAGATATCGAAAAATGGGCAGACACAATCAGGTTGATGGAAGAAAGAGATAAAGCATCTATAGAAGCGATTGAGTATGTGATCAATTGGCTACCTACAAATGAATTTTGGTTTGGAAATATTAGAAGTGCTAAGAAATTGAGAGAAAAATTTGAGAAGCTCAAATTCGAAATCAAAGCAGACAAGAAGAATCATAAAAAGCAAAGTCAAAAACTACAGTACAGCAATCCTAGTGAATATGACGACTTGCCAATTTAAAAGGAGATGCATCACATGGAAAGCCTAGCAAATGCTATGGAGAAGCTAATAAGAAGAGTATTAGTGCAAAGCGGAAAATGTCCAGAATGTAGCGAACCTTTGTATAGTTGGCGAGCTAAAAATAAGGATGGTTCAGAACGTTGTAAACCAACATGTATGAGTTGTGGTTATAAAGCGTTACGTGTGAAAGAGGATATACAGACCGAACGGATATATAACGACAGCTTAAAAGCACGAGCATTGAGTTTTTTTCAAAATGGTTCGGTATTAACAGATAAAACTTTGTTTAAATGCAAAATGGAGAATTATCACGTAGTGGACCAAGAAACGAAAATTGCTTTAGAAAGAGCTAAAAGCTATGTAAATGATGTCCTACTGAACCATCCTGCACATTTCATTCTATCAGGGAAATCAGGAAGCGGAAAAAGCCACTTATCAATGGCGACAGCTTGGGAAATACTTGAGCGCTCAAATTATGACAAGAAAATACTTTTTATAAGCTATCAAGAGTTATTAGAGCAAATAAAGTTTTCTTATAACAATGCTGAACTGAGAAAAGAAATTGAAGGATCGCTTATAGCCGATATCAAAACAACTGATTTGGTGGTTTTTGACGATATTGGAGCTGAATTAGGTAGCGGGGTATCAAATAGTAGGCAATTTACAAACAACACGTTAAACACGCTCTTAGAAGCCAGACAGAACAAGGCAACGATCATCACAACAAACTTATCTGGTCCTGAACTAAGAGAAGCCTACGGTGAAAGAATTGTTTCTAGGATATTTAAGAATTCAGAAGGTTATGCGCTGAAATTCCAACAAACAGCAGACAAGCGCATAAAACCAGTGAAAGGTAGTATCGCATGAATAAATACCGTAATAAAAAAACTGTTCATCGAGGTATCAAGTTTGATTCTATCGCAGAAGCAGAGTATTACGATCTAGCCTTGTGGCAAGCTGAAGCGAACGGCTGGAAAGTAAAACTTCAGGAAAGATTTGAGCTGATGCCGAAATTTGAACTAGACGGAAAGAAGTATCGCAAGATCGAGTATATTCCCGACTTCACATTTTATAAAAACGGCAAACTAGTCAAAGTCGTAGATGTTAAAGGGATGCAGACAAAAGATTTCAAAATCAAAGCGAAACTCTTCTGCAGTCAATATCGAGTACCACTGATCTTAGCGAAGAAATATCGGAATACGTTCAAGGAAGAACGGTTTTAACGAGGTGATCCATCATGACAACAGAAGAAGTGATTCAAATGCGTATTCGAAGCCTTCAGCGTGAGATTGACGATCTGGAACGGACAAAGGCAGTGATGGTCAATGAAACGGCGAGAAAGGCAATCGATTTGCACATAGAGAACTTAAGAAGGGAAATTCGTAGATTGGAGGAATGAGCGTGGATAAGAAAGCGACAATGAAACGAATCATCGAACTGACACATTCTGAGAATTGGCAAGAAGACAAAGAAATAGTTGCAGAAGTCCAAAAGCTCGGTAAATCAATGTGGAGTGAAAAAACCAAACGGAGAACACCGAGAAAAATTGCAATCTGGCATGGTGACCGAATTCTAGTAACAGGTACTGCTGAACAGTTATCTGAAATTACTGGATTAAGCAAAAACATTATCTGGGATAGAGCTAGGAGCTTATGGATTGATTCAAAAGGACGACAGTTTAGGTATGTGGAGGAGAAAAAATGCTAGACATGAAAATCGAAGATTATCGAATTACCAGTGATTCTAGAAACATTGTCCTATCGAAGGTAAGACGAGATGAGGAAGGAAATATCCGCTACACCGAAGCAAAAGAAGAATCACGAGCAGATATCGGATACTTTCAAACTGTCTCATCGTGTTTAAAGGCAATACAACGCGATTACGTGTTAAGTGAAGAAAGAACGATAAAAAGTATTATCGAGTACAAAAAAGCGTTAGAAAACATCACTAGACAGTTTGAACAGGCATGTGAGATTGAGGAGGAGAAATAATGGATCTCATTACACAATACAGTGACATCATCCTCAAGAAAATCATGATGAAGATTCAGAAAGACAAAAAATCAAAAGAACGAGCGGAATTAGTTAAGTTAGAAATGGCTGAAACAGGATCAGGAGTTCGAACATCGAGGCATTGGAAAGCAGCAGCAAACATTGAATTCTATTACAACGAAATTCAAAAAGGGTTCGATCAGATGCGTGAGCTGGATCGGCAAACAAATTGGAGCAAGAAACTTCATCAAGATCGTTTCAAATTTGTAGAGAAATATAAAGAGATATTAGACGAATACATGGAGGACAGAGAATGATGATGCCAAAAGAAATCTATTCAGATGCATTAAGAGGTGCTAGAAATCAATTGAAAATGGCAAAAAGAACATACGAAATTCGGCCCACAATCGAAAATGAACGCAGAGTAAAAGCAATTCGCCGTAGATGTTCAATTTACGGCGAGTTACAGAAGGAGGACAGCAAATGATACCGAGATTTCGAGCGTGGAATAAGAAAACTCAGTCATTTATTGATTATGGTGATTTGGTTTTAGATTTGAGAAGCGGAAAAATTTACGCTGGGGACATTGGGTTAGTGGAAAGCACCATTGATGTGACTGACCAAATTGAACTCATGCAATCAACAGGGCTGAAAGATAAGAATGGCATTGAGATTTTCGAGTGGGATATTGTATCAGTCAGCGTGCGAAATGGATTCGATTATTTAGATAATAAAGTTTGTGTTGTCAAAAATTCAATAGGACATTCGGGATTAGTGTGTGCCACTGTTGATGAAGATTTAGAGTATCAAATTTTTAACACAGAGCTGTTTGAAGAATACACGTACGAAGTCACCGGAAATATATACGAGAATAGCGAGTTATTGGAGGAACAGCGATGAATAAACAGGAAGCAATCAAAAAGTTAGAAAGTATTAAAGCGATAGGAAATGATGCAATAGCTGCTTGCTATAACGAGAGTATAAATTCAGGTATTACGTTAATGAAAAAAATAGACGAACCGCAGAAACCAGTTATTCCACAACTCGTGGCCGGTTGGCTTGAGAAATCTACGGACCCTTTTACAAAAGCTGAAAAAATAGCGTATTTAATCAAATCTAAAGATGGTGATTCATATTATTTCTGTGATTGGTTTGTACGAGATGGCATAGTGACGCAAGAGCAAGGAGAAGAATTACTCGCTTGGGCAACAAGACAATCATATGAAACACTATTGAGCCTATACAACGGCTACGAGGTTGAGAAAGAGCCGTTATGGGCAATAAAGAATGCCGATGGAAACTATCTTACTAAATGTGCTTTATGGGGAAAAGATGGAGTAAATTATAGTTTTGAATGCAATCCATCTCATCGATTGCTTTTCACTGATAAAGCAACAGCGGATGCTGCAGCATTGTTGGTGAATGGAACAGTGGAAGAGGTGGTAGAAAGATGAAACTAAAAGACGGATTTTACGCTAGCAGTCACGGTATCGGCGGTTTAATGCTAGATATGCCGACAAAGAACCCTAAAACACGCAAGAAATCAAAATTCAAAGTCGGTGACATGGTCCGCTGTGAAGCAGAAGAGTTCGTTTATCCGTTCAGAGGATACGTTAAAAAGATACTGTCAAACTCAGCAATCATTCGTATTGAAAATACAATGAAGTGTGATCGTTCGACTGCAAAACACAAGCATTATTTAGCTGTAGCGAGATTAGTTGACATGGAAGTAATCAAGAGCAAATAAAAAAAGCCGGATCGCTCCGACTGATTCAATAAATCCAACACATTTATTATATCACATAAAGGAGCGGTTTGACTTGATGCAATTGTTACGAGAGGTAGATTTCAAACAGACAAGATGTAATGCGAGAGATGTGCTGAAGAACTTTCGGCGTTTGGAGCGGATGGCAGGTCGCTCTTTGATAGATATTAAGTCGCCGATTATTACGGATATGCCGAAGGCACCAAAGCACGGCAATAAGGCAGAAGACGCGATCATTCAGATGATGGATATAGAAGCGGAGAGAGATGCGATTCTAGCGGCTTTGATGGCTCTTAGTCTAATTAGTCGCCAGATACTCTACTACAGCTTCTGTGTGCCAGATAGCTTCTCAAACTACAGGATTAGCCGTGAAGTGGGTTATTCAGAAAGAAGTATACAACGGATGAAGTCGGAAGCTCTAATAGAGTTTGCAGAAGCATATAAACACGGAAGAATAATTGCTTATAAATAATTTGGCGGTTTTTTGGCGGAATGATGGCGGTTTTTAGCTATTTACCAGTGATATTATGGTAGTGTCGAAAGATTAGTGATAGGTCTAAGACAAAATAAAATGTAAGGGAGGAAATCTCCCTCATCGTTTAATTAAGCTTCGATAGACAGCAGCAAATAAACTAAAGGATGTGGGGGTCAGCTCCTACAGTTAGTTCATGTGTTGCTGTCTATTAATTGCAACTCTTTCGGTTTTATTGAGTATTTACTCAACTTAAAAAAACTGTTGTTTGTAGATGTAAGCTGTTCCTATTTGTACATAGTAAAAAATGATATAATAAAAATATTACGAAAGGGGTGAGAGTGCATGGAAGACAAAATGTATTTAAGGCAAAAAGTTTTCACAAAAAAAGATATTGAAAATCAAATTAATGGATTTATACAGAAATTAGAAAATGCAAATTCTTATTTGATAAATAAGGAACTAAATAAAGCTTATGACCAGTGGAAAGAAGTATATGATGAGTTGAAATTGATTCAAAATGAAACAAAATTAGTACGAACGGAGAAAAAGAATGAAAATAGTTTCTTTTTTGATGGATATGCTATATTGATGTTGGAAACTGTAGCAAAACAAAATATAAAAGCTCCCAAAAAAGAACTATCTGACAATATTGATAACGCATTAGCCGAGTTAAGGTATTACGTTATGCAAATAAAAGATGTTAGGATCACTCGTTGAGTGGTCTTTTTATTTTGCACAAAGGAGGTAACAACAATGTATAGACCACAATACTTAGAACAGAAGTATGAAGTAATCACTGTGCAAAATGGTAACGGAGAGATAGTACGAAAGTATAGAAGACCAATAAAGAGCGATACATATAAACGAAAGGAAAGCAATGAAGTTATTCCATTGTATGGCAAAAGAATAGCTAAGCATTAAATAAGATTGTGAAAGGAGACGGGACATGAACGAGGAATTCTATAGATGGCTATTACAGTTGATAAGAGAAGATCGTTTGGTTAAGTTCTATCAGTCTCCTAAATGGCGCAGGCTTAGAGAGAAAGCGATGAAACGAGATCACTATGAATGCCAAGAGTGTAGAAGACTAGGTAAGTATCATAGAGTAGAGAACGTTCATCATATAAAGGAAGTCAAGGATAGACCTGACTTAGCTTTAGATTTAGATAATCTTATTTGTTTATGTGTTGAACATCATAATGAAGTTCATGGCAGATATCTTACAGCATTGGATAAACAAGAGAAGAAGATAGAAAGCTTTGCTAACTTCGATGCAAGTGAAAGGTGGTAAGTGCATGATCATCAATGATAATGGCAGAGAGTATGATACAGAAAAGATTGAAGAGTATTCATCTTATACTCAGGGATTAATTAAACGTTTGATATACGTTCGCTATGTAGGTATTAGGGATCTGTTATCAGATAACTGTTGTAGTAAATACAAAGTGAATCAAGTAAGAGAAGCGTTGAATAAAGATAATAACGTCGAAAGAATAAAAAATGTTTTTGGATATAGTATTGAAGAGATTAATTATTACATTGACTTCGCTGAAGCTTTCATTCCGATGGTGAGATAACCCCCCCTTAAAATAAATCGCAAATTTTTTGGGGGTGATGAAACGGAGGGGGCTGTCAGGAAAAGAGATTTTTTCGAACTTTATCATGAAAGGAGGGCTAAAATGTTTAAAAACGAATTGTCTCAAAATCGCTACAGAGAAAAATTACGCCGCTCTTTAATAAGCCAATTGGAAAGTCAGAAAACAAATATTGAGCCATTCTTAGATAATGTTGATCGTTATATCAGTTTATGGGAAACGGCGATATCACTGGAAGAAGATATATCCGAGAACGGCATTAGACTGGAGAATGGTAAAAAGAATGAATCAGTAGCGTTGCTTGTTTCTGTCAACAAACAAATGGGATTGATGTTGGATAAACTTGCCATTACTCCTGAATTGGTAGGTGAAGCAAATGAATCAATTCCTGAGTTATAAGCATATTGAAAATTGGTTCAAAGCTATAGAAGAAGGCACTATCAAGGTATGCAAAGAGCAATTATTGCTAAAAAATTATCTAGAAGAAAGAGTCTTTACTAGAGAAGATATTTACTTCGATAAGCAGATGGTAGAGGATTCAATCAATATACCAGCACAATACTTTCCATTCGAATTAATTCCGTGGGAAAAATTTCTACAATGTTTTATTTATGGTGTTCGATGGAAAAAAGATAAAACACTAGTGTTCAATAGATATCTTTCATTAATGGGACGTGGTAATGGTAAAACTGGTTTTGCTTCTTGGAACAACTTCTTTCTACTAACCGCTAAACACGGTATTAAAAATTATGATATTGATATCTATGCCAATAATGAAAGCCAAGCAAAGACTAGTTTTGATGATGTATTTAAAGTAATTAAAGATCATCCTGATTTAGATAAAAAAGTATTTAAAGCTACGAAGGAAGTTATTCAAAATATCGCTACAAACAGCAAACTTCGTTATAACACGGCAAATGCTAGAACAAAAGATGGGAAGCGACCAGGTGCAAACCGCTTTGATGAAATTCACGAAAATGAAGATTATTCAATGATAAATGTGGCTACTTCTGGTGGTGGTAAAATTCGAGATTATAGAGAATTTTATGATACAACTAATGGTCATGTTCGTGGTGGTCCGCTTGATGACATTATAGAAGAATCAAAAATGATTCTTTCTGGAGAACTTGGAATTGACAAGGATGGAGCAGAATTTTCTAGTTTGTTTCCATTTATTTGTCGCTTGGATAACGATAATGAAGTTGATGATCCCGACATGTGGGAAAAAGCTTGTCCAACTATTAATTACAATGCAAATTTAAAACGGAAAATGTTTCAAGAATACTCTCAAATGCAACGTAATGCTGGTTTAAGACTTACGTTCATGACCAAACGAATGAACAGACCTATGGAAGATACACGATTTGCTGTTGCTTCATATGATGATGTTCTGCATACGAAAGAAAAAGAATTTCCTGAAAAAATGGATGAAGTGATAGGAACAGTCGATTTTGCTGATAGACGAGATTTTGCCAGCGTTGGGTTGCTAGGAAAATACGATAAAGATGTTTATTTTACACAACATACTTTTATCCACGAATCAGCCCTTCGATTACAAAACATCAAACGAGAGGTTATAGATATTTCTATAGATCAAGGAAAATCACAGATCGTTCATGGAAAAAATATAGAAGCTGATTATATTGTAGGTTGGTTTCTTGAAATGAGTAATAAATATTATATTAAAAAAATCGCTATGGATATGTACCGTGCAAAAATATTGAAGCCCGCTTTAGAAGAAGCAGGTTTTACTGTGGAAATTGTTCGAAGCGGATCTGTTACACATGGTATGTTAAAAGATCTGGTTGATGACCTTTTTATTAATCAACGTTTATTTTTTGGTGACGATGCGATTATGCGTTGGTATTGCATGAATGTATATGAAGAGCATATTTCTAATGGAAATATACGCTATGAAAAAATAGAACCTGAAACTAGAAAAACGGATGGCTTTTTTTCATTCCTTCATGGTTTGAATTTTTTAGATGATATTTATGATTCTGCTCCTGTAACAGTCACAAATAGCTCAGTAGAAAATACAGGAACTGGATTTACTCCTCTAGTATTCTAACTTGAAAGGAGGTGAGAAAGTGGGGATTTTTCAAAAGGCGGTAGGATACTTCACAAAAAAAGCAACGGTTCCTTTAGAAGAATACTTTTGTAAATTGCAAGTTGATTTTGTGTATCGAAAATTTGCGATTGAAACTTGTATTGATTTGATTGCAAATGCGATGAGTAAAGCGGAATTCAAGTCATATGAAGATGGAAAAAATAAAAAGAATGATCTTTACTATAGGCTGAATGTAGCTCCTAATAAGAAAAATAATGCAACAGAATTTAGAAAAAAACTGATCAGGAGATTAATATTCTACAATGAAGTATTGATCGTTTCTCCGTCTAATAATTCTAGCGAAATATTTATTGCGGATAGTTGGGATGTCACAGAATATGCATTGAAAGATGATGTGTTTTCTCAAGTGCAAATTAACAACATAGTCCTTGATAGAGAATTTCTAGAAAGTGATGTTATCTATATAAAATACGCAGATCAACAAATTAGGCAACTAGTCGATGCGTATTATCAAGCGTATGGGAAACTCATTTCTAGTGCCATGAATGTTTACAAGCGCTCTAACGCTCGTAGATACGTACTGAAAGGGAATTTATTCCGACCGCAAGACAATACAACACAAGATCAAATCAATAAAATGATGACATCACAATTTAAGGCTTTTATGGAAGCTGATAATGCAGGTGCGGTATTTCAATTACAAAATGAGTACACATTAGAAGATTTCAGCGGAAACTTCCAAAGCAATTCAAGAGATATAAAAAACTTAATAGACGACATCTTTGAGATGACAGCAGCAGCGTTTCACGTTCCGAAAAACCTACTAAAGGGAGACATGAGTGGGTTATCGGATCAAGTGGACGCTTTTTTAATGTTCGAAATCATACCGATTGCTGAACTTATTCAGGATGCGTTTAACGCTAGTCTCTATGAAGTAGAAGAATACTTGTCAGGGAATTTTGTACGTGTGGATACAACTATGATCAAGATTACTAGCTTCAAAGATTTGGTTGACGCTATTGATGTAGGCATTAGAAATGGAGTATTTACAATCAACGAAGGAAGAGAACGCGTTGGAAATGATCGCTCTGATAAGGCGATGGCAGATGAAATATTTATAACTAAAAACAATCAACAAGTATCGAAAGGAGGTGAGGCGAATGACGACAATGAAAACATTTCTAGCAGTAAAGAATGAAGGCGCAGTACCGCAAATTTTTATTCAGGGATTTATTGGTTCTAGTTGGTTCTTTGAAGGGAATACTGACAAGGGAATCAAAAATATTTTGGATAGTCTAGGTGATCAAGAAGAAATTGAAGTAGTAATTAATTCAAACGGTGGAGACGTATTTCAAGGGATTGCTATTGGGAACTTACTTAAGTCAAATAAAGCAAAAGTTAACGTTGTGATTAACGGCTTAGCCGCTAGTGCTGCTTCAATTATCGCAATGGCTGGCGATACTATAAAAATCTACAACAATGCACAATTGATGATTCACCGCGCTTCCACATACGGAGAAGGAAATGTCGATGACTTCCGTACGATTGCTGACCAACTGGAATCAATTGATAAATCGGTAAAGGCTTCATATAAAACACGATTCAATGGCACAGATGAAGCATTGCAAGAACTTCTTGAAAAAGAATCGTTTATGGATGCAGAAACAGCTTTGAGTTATGGATTGGTCGATGAAATTATCGATGCAGAAAATAGCTCAGGTACTGAAGCTAAAAAAGAACAAAGCGTTGAAGAAATTTTGAATGACGTTAAAGAAAAAAGAGCAGAAAAAATTGCTGCATTTACAGCAGCATTAAATAAAACATTTGGACAAGGAGATGTAAAATAATGACAGTTAAAAATTTAAAAGGTGTAACAGCTGCAAGCGACCAATTGATGAAAGCTTTTAAAGATGGTAACGAAGAATCTTTTAGCGCAGCTATGGTAAGCTTATCTAAGGAAATTCAGGATAAAATTTTAGAAGAAGCAACAGCAAAAATCAAGATCAATTAGTATTAATGAACCGTGGTCAGCGTGTATTAACTACACAAGAAACAAAATTCTATAACGAAGTAGTGAAAAACGAAGGTTTTGCAGGGGTCGAAGAATTAGTGCCAGCTACTGTATTTGAACGTGTATTTGAAGATTTAGAACAATCTCATCCACTATTGCAAAAAATTACTTTTGTTAACACAACTGGTGTAACAGAATGGATTGTGTCACGTGGAGTCAATCCAGCATGGTGGGGTAAACTTTGCGAAGCTGTTAAAAAAGTTTTAGATAATGGCTTTGATGTAATTAACATGAAGCAGTTCAAGCTATCAGGTTATATTCCTGTATGTAAGGCAATGCTTGATTTAGGTCCAGTATGGTTAGATCGTTATGTCCGTACTGTTTTAGTAGAATCATTGAGAATTGCATTAGAACAAGCAATTGTTGATGGTACTGGTAAAGATATGCCAGTCGGAATGATGCGTGACATGAGCAAACAAACTAGCGGAGAATATGCTGAAAAAAAAGCAGAACCTATTACAGCTTTAGATGCTGTAACTATGGGCCGTTTGATGGCGCGACTATCAAAATTCAATATCGAAGGTGTGAATGATCCGATTTATCGTAATGTGAATCCTTCTGATGTGGTCCTAATTGTGAATCCAACTGATTACTGGTCTAAAGTATTCCCAGCTAAGACTGTACTAACTGCTAATGGAGAATACGTACAAGTATTGCCAGTACCAGTTTCAGATTTGCAGTCAACGGCTGTGCCAGAAGGAAAAGCAGTTATTGGGGTAGCCTCAGATTACTTCATGGGTGTAGGATCTACACTAAAAATTGAAGCTTCAGATGAATACCATTTTGTTGAAGACGAACGCATTTATCTAGCTAAACAATATGCAAACGGTCAACCTAAACGTAACGATAGTTTCATTGTATTAGATATTAGCGCTTTGGGAACTACTACTACAACTACAAAACCAACAACCACAACAACTACAACACAAGCGTAGGTGATCAGAATGAAGTATATTCTTTGTCAGCCGGCAATCAATCGGTTTAAATGGGAGCTTGAAGTTTGTTTAACTAATCTGAAGAAACTAGGAATCAAAGATATCGTATTGCTTTTCAGCAGACACGATGATCAGATTCCTATTTTTTTTGAGAAGGAATATGGTGTTGAAGTTCATGTGTACGATGATCTGCGGGACGACAAAGAGTATATTCCTTCGATTAAACCATATTTATGGTGGAAATATTTAGAAGAAGATCATTCGCGTGAGGACGACCGATATTTCTATATCGATTCGGATGTCATTTTCAATAAAAGAATTAATTTGCGCAAATTGCCTTCTAAAGATGATGTTTGGTATTGTAGCGACTGCTGTAGTTATCTAAGTCTTGATTATATTAGAAGCTGTGAAAACGGAGAAAATATTCTAAAAGATATGGCAAACATTGTAAATGTTACAGTAGAATCTTTGGAAACTATAAACACTAATTCAGGAGGCGCACAGTGGGTTATTAACCGTCCTAAAGCGAATTATTGGAAAAAGGTTTATCTGGATTCTAATCGGCTATATCGCTACCTTAGAGGGCAAAAAACAAATATACAAATCTGGACAGCCGAGATGTGGGCACGGCTTTGGAACATGATGTATTTTCAATATTGGTCCTAAAGTTCACGAGGAATTAGACTTTTGTTTTGCTACTGATCCAATAGAAAAAGTTAAAGAAGTAAAAATCTTACACAATGCTGGAGTAACAACAAACGATGAAGATTTATTTTTCAAAGGGAGATACGTGACTTCTACGCCTTTTGATGAAGATTTAATCATTTGTAAACAAGAAAAAATGCTCTTACGCATATGTTAAAGCAATTAAGGCGGTGGTTAGATGACGCCTGAACAAGTGACTGAAGAATTGCTAATAGCTGTGAAGGATAATATTTACGTTACCTGGAACGAAGAAGATGAGTCAATTAAAAAGATGATAGCTAAAAATGCTGTTTATCTTCAAAGTAAAGTGAGTACAACACTTTCTTTTTCTCCTGAAAGCTTAGAATACGGATTGCTAATCGAAAGATGTAGATACGACTGGAATCGTGCTTTAGATGAGTTTGAACAAAATTTCGCTAGTGAGTTATTAGGTTTCATTCAACATTATGCGCTACAAGAATATATTGCAGGTGATGTGAATGGCGAATAATCGTAGACTCGAAGAAACATTCAACGATGGTTGGTTAAAGATTTTGACGCAAACTACCAAAAGAAATGAACTAGGAAAAAAGATTGGTGTAGAAGATACAGAAATCACTTCTTTAAAATTTAGAAATCTTTCCATGAGAGATAGTGATATAACAGCTATGGATGCGATGGGATCGAAATTAACTAAGAAAGTAAAGACTCCATTTCATCCAATCGCCAAGAAATTTAATAAAGATCAATATTTTATCGTAATCGATAGTATGCGTTACAACGTTATCTATGCCGATTACGATAATTTTTATATCTATTTTTATCTTGAAGTGTGGGTGAATATGGTGATTGATAATTCTAAAGAAAAAGAACGTTTAAATAAGCAAATTTCTGCTATCAAAACTTCCTTAGAAGAGCATTTGGCCTCAAACTCTTTTCAAGACTCCGTAGGCGAGGATGAGCTACCTGATGATTTTAATTACTTCATTCTCGAAACAGGAGAAATAGAAATGATCACTGAGCCAAAATATAGCGTGGGGTCAAAAATCTATATCTAACTTTCTATTCAGAAAATAGAGAAGATTTAACAGGAGACTCACTAGATATTATTTCATTGATTCAAAATCGTTCGATTCGTTTTCAGAGAATGGATCCCAATCATTTAAAACTAGAGAACCAAGATCGCTATATCGATCAATTGGTATTTACGTTTAGACGATTATTGAAGAGTGATTGTCATGGCTAAAAATAGTTGGGAGCTAAAAATAAATGGACATGATGAACTTCTTGTGCGGATGGAACGCTATTCAAGCGAGAGCGAACGACTGATTAACGAAAGCATTGAAATCAAAAGGTTCGGCTATTGCAGTGGATAGGATTACAGAAAAAATTCCTGTTTCTGAAGCAGATTTAAGAAGAGGGCACCAACACGCAAAAAATAGTCGTCCACTTAAGACTCAATACATTAATTTGGGTTTCATCATTAGACCTACAAGAAAATTTGAGTATTTAAAATATCCTGATTTGGGGATAGGTACTTCTAAAAGAAAATCAGCCGGACGAATTTAATGAGAAGAGGATTAGGTCTTGCACTTGATCCAATTACAGAACTTCTGATTCGTCAATTCGATAAATTAAATAAATAGGGGGAACAACAATGGCTAAAACAAAAACTGTAGTAACAACGTTCGATAACGTAAGTATCAAACGAATTGCTTTTAATTTTAAGAACGCAGGAAATGCAATCGCAACGAATTGTAATGGACAATTAGATGGCGAAACAGAAATGCAAACGGTGGTTAAAAAATGTGGAGCGACAGAAGTAAAATCAAAATCTAAACCAATCAATATGACGGTAACAATTACTGCACATGTACCGATGGAAGTTTATCGACGTTTCAATGGGTTGAAACAAGATGGACGTATTAAACCAGGCATTTACTCTTACGGTCCTGATTCCGTAGGCGAAGATTTCTCACTTGCTGCAGAGATCGTGGATGACTTCGAAGAAAATAGAAAGTTAGTTGGTATGTTAGCATGCACTTCGAATACAGGATTAACATTCTCTATTGAAAATGGTGCGGATGAAGTAGCTGCGTTAGAACTAGAAACAAAAGTTATGCAAGATGAATTTGGTAAATTTTATCATGAAGCAATTGTTGCAGAACTTGAAGAAGACTTAACAGATCAATGGATGACGAATCTATCTGCTGATGTGATTAAAAAAACTTCAGTTGTGACAACTACGGCCACTCAATCACAGTAAAAAAAACGGAGGTAGCGAAATGAACGAAGATTACTCAAAAATTGAACTAAACGATGGAACAATTTTGAATTTAGAACCTAAACTGAATATCAAGAAATTATTGATGATCAATAGAGATTTTAACACAGACGAGTTTGCAAAAATGACTGTGGGAAAAGGATCCATGGATATTTCTGTTATTCAAGGTGCAAAGGCTGTGTATATTGCTTACCGCCAAGCGAACATGACTGATTATATTTCATTCGATGAATTTATCGATAAATGGGATTTTGATATGGCT